AGTCATTTAAAGGCTCCTCAACCACAAGGTGGCTCACGTAAGAAGTCATTTTGTGCTAGAATGAGTGGAATGCCTGGTCCTATGAAAGATGAAAAAGGCAGACCAACACGTAAAGCAGCATCCTTAAAAAGATGGAATTGTAATTAAATTTAAAAGGTAAATAACATGGCAAAAATGAAAACAAAAGTAGTACCAATCCCAGTTCCTGTAAGAACTCCTATGCGTACACCTGCAATGGCATCCCCAGTGCCAGCACAAGCATCTCCAGTGCCTGGTGTGCCTCCAGTTGGTATAGGTGGTCCAGGTGGTGTTGGTATGAAACACGGAGGAAAAACAATGAAAAAAATGGCTAAAGGTGGACCAACAGAAGATCCAGCAATTGAAGCAGGCGAAAGACCATTAAAACATGGTGAACACGCTGTTCAAAAATCTGGTCATACTCGTGGAATGAATCTTAAGCACGGTGGTAAAGTTCATAAACACGCAGAAGGTGGTAAAACTAAAATGTTTAAAGAAAAAGAAACAATGGGTCCTAAATCAATGTCAGAAGATGTTGAAAAAGGTTCTAACAAATTAACAAAACACGGTGAATCAGCAGTTCAAAAACGTGGTCATACAAAAGGTCACAACTTGGGTGATTCTGGTAAAACAGTTGCTCCTAAAGATGTAAAACCTATGCGTAAAGGTGGCTATGCTAAAGTTGCTGACGGTATTGCTAAACGTGGTCACACAAAAGGTAAATACTGTTAATCATGGCATCAGATATTAAACCTGTTCCAATAGTTAAAGCTGGTGATATGTCACCAGAAACTAAAGCATTACCTACTCAAACTCATCCAGTACCAAAAGGTGTTGGTGAAGTTGATATGGGGCCTGTAGTTAAAAAAGCTAAAGGTGGTAAGGTTAGAGGTCATGGTATTGAAAAACGTGGTATAACAAAAGGTAAATTTATTTAAGGAGCAATATATGAAACACGGTCACAAACATCATCACGAACACGTAGCAGACCATATGAAGCATCACGATGGTCATCACGCACATGGCGGTCATATTCATCACCATGAACACGTTGAAAAACACTTAAAACACCACGATGGCGGTATGCATGGTCACAAACATCACCATGAAATCGTTGAAAAAATGTGTGGTGGCGGTTACTCTAAGTAATATGAGAGCCTCTCGTGGAATGGGTGATATAAAACCCTCCAAGATGCCTTCAAAACCTAAGACAATTATCAGAAAAGATAATCCAAATCAGGTTTATGAGTACAAAAAAGGCGGAAAAACAGGCAATTGGATTGCTGGAGCAATAAAACATCCAGGAAGTTTGCGTAAATCGCTAAAAGTTAAGGCTGGAGATAAGATTCCAGCGTCAAAATTAGCGTCTGCCGCAAAAAAATCAGGAAAAATTGGTCAAAGAGCAAGATTAGCTCAAACATTAGGCAAACTTAAGAAGAAATAATGGCATATACCACAGGGACAACGTCCTTTAATCTTAATATGAACGACCTCATTGAAGAGGCGTTTGAAAGATGTGGGTTAGAACTTAGAACTGGTTACGATTTTAGGACTGCTCAACGCAGTCTTAACATTTTAACGATTGAATGGGCTAATCGAGGCATCAATTTATGGACTGTAGAAGAAGGACAGATTCCTTTGGTTACAGGCCAGATCTCATATCCGTTACCTGTGGATACCATTGATCTTTTAAGCCAAGTTGTACGTCAAGGAACGTTACAAAACCAAATTGACATCAATATTTCTCGTATTTCTGAAGATACATANTCAACAATCCCTAATAAACTAGCTCAAGGTCGTCCAATTCAAGTTTGGATCAATAGACAGTCTGGTAACACTAATCCATCTGCTAATAAAGATTATCTAGTGGGTAATGGATCTAACGGTAATGGAGGCATTAGTGCAACTGATACGAACATTCAAATTGGTCCTAATATTTCCGACTTAGCAGCTGCAGGTTTTATACAATTCGACAATGAAATCATTTATTATCCTAACGTTGATACAACTAATAACTATTTGCTTAATTGTATTCGTGGACAAAATGGAACAACAGCAACATCTCATGCATATAGTGCAACTGCATTAATTCCTCAATTACCAAACATTAATGTATGGCCTACACCTAATTCTGGTGGAAATTATACATTTGTTTACTGGCGTTTAAGACGTATTCAAGACGCAGGATCTGGTGTGGTGATTAATGACATTCCATACAGATTTATTCCACCTATGGTAGCAGGTTTAGCTTATTACTTATCAATGAAGCTTGCTGGCGTTGATCCTAACCGTGTATTAGCGTTAAAAGCTGACTATGATCAACAATGGGATTTAGCTTCACAAGAGGATCGTGAAAAGGCATCAATAAGATTTGTGCCTAGAAGTATGTNCTACACGAGGTAATCATGCCTAATAAATTTGCCTCAGGTAAGTATGCAATTGCCGAATGTGATCGCTGTGGTCAACGCTATAAGTTAACAGAGCTTAAAAAAGAAGTCATTAAAACTAAGCTTTTTAACATTAAAGTTTGTCCTGAATGTTGGGATCCAGATCATCCACAATTAAGTCTTGGTCTTTATCCTGTTAATGATCCACAAGCAGTACGTGAACCAAGACCAGATGTGAGTTATAATGTTGGTGGTACATATGGATTAATGACTAACCCATACGATCCAACTGTAACAAACTTAGATGACGCAGGATATCCTTCAGATGGTTCTCGTCAAACGCAGTGGGGTTGGAACCCTGTGGGTGGTGCAAGAAACTTTGATACATTATTAACACCAAATGACTTGCTACCATTAATAAAAATTAATAGCGTTACAATAACAACTACTTAAGGAGTAAACATGGAAAAGAAAACTGTTAAAAAGATTGCTGATGTAGAAATACACAAGCATGAAAAACATATGCACAAAGGCAAGAAAGAAACTAAACTTGCTAAAGGTGGCGTTACAGGCAAAGCAATGAAAGCTGTAGGCCGTAACTTAGCACGTGCTCACAACCAAAAACCAGGAAGCAAATAATATGGTCACTCAAGTTAAACCAACAAAAAAGAATAGCCCATCTGTAAAAACAGGTCATGCTAGAAATAACAAACCTGCAGAAGCTTATGAAAAGAATGGTACATCTGTTGCAGCTGGTGAAGCTCCAATGAAAGATGGCGTGTATAGCCGTGAAAAATCAGCTAAAGATGCACGTATTACTGATCCAATTAAAAGCGGTATGAGTTATGGTATCAGTGAAGAAAAAACTGATGGTATTGAAACACGTGGTAATGGTGCTGCTACTAAAGGTAGAAAAGCACGTGGGCCTATGGCATAAGGAATAGATCATCAATTACGTTCAGTTATATCAGGCAATTCAAGATTATGCTCAAACAACAGAACCACTGTTTGTAGCTAACATACCTCGTTTTGTCCAAGAAGCTGAAGACAGGATTTATAATTCTGTTCAATTACCATCATTACGTAAAAACGTAACGGGTACACTGACTTTAGGTAATCAATACGTATCTTTACCAAATGATTGGTTATCTGCGTTCTCATTAGCCGTNNTAGATTCATCTGGCAACTATAATTACCTTTTAAACAAAGACGTCAACTACATCCGTCAAGCTTATCCAACTTCTACATCTACAGGTTTACCACAACATTATGCGTTATTTGGTAATCAATATGGCAATTTAGATGCTTTATCTTTGATCTTAGGACCTACACCAGATAATAATTATCAAGTAGAACTCCACTATTACTACTATCCACCTACCATTGTACAAGGCCAAATTACTGGCTTTAATGCTATTACTGGTGGTTCTTTATATGCTCCTGGTACATATACCGAAGTAGCTTTAACAGGAGGCTCAGGATCTGGTGCTACAGCTAATATTGTAGTGAACTCTTCAGGTGCAGTAGCTTCAGTCACACTTACAAATGGTGGTCAATTCTACACATTAACTGATGTATTAAGTGCATCTAATTCAAGTTTAGGTGGTTCTGGTTCTGGATTACTTATTCCAGTGAATACAATATCTAATGTAAATGGAACATCATGGTTAGGTGATAACTATGATCCTGTGCTTTTATATGGCTCTATGCGTGAAGCTATGCTATTCCAACGTCAAGAACCTGATGTAATCAAGAACTACGAAGAAAAATATCAAGAAGCTATCCAACAACTTAATCGTCTTGGTACAGGTCTTGAAAGAGGTGATGCTTATCGTAATGGTCAAGCTAAAATTAAGGTTAATCCGTAATGGCTATCGTTCAAACCGCTTGTACTATATTTGAATACAATATGCTTCAAGGAGCAGAGAACTTCTCTCCTACAAGCCCATATGTTTATAAACTAGCTTTATATAATGCTAATGCAAACTTAGGCAATACCACAACTGCTTATACTACAGTAAATGAAGTGACAGGCACAGGTTATACAGCTGGAGGCATAGTTTTAACACCTACCATAGCTTATGATAACCAAAGTAATACTTCTTATTTGACATTCAATAATGTCACTTGGAGTCCTGCAAGCTTTACCTGTAGGGGTGGTTTAGTTTATAATAGCACCACTGGTGCAGCTATATTTGTGCTAAATTTTGGTTCAGACAAGATCTGTACATCTAGCTTTACAGTCACTTTTCCCACTAGCAATTCTTCAAATGCCGTGTTGAGAATATCTAGTTCTATTGCAACTTAAGGAGTTTTTATGTTAAAAGAATCACAAGGATTTGGAGATCAAGCGGTTATTAGTCTTGGTGCTAATGCTATTTCCAATGAATCAGTAGGTATTGAAGGACATTACGTAGTTGAATGTCGTGATGCTAATGGTAATTTAAAATGGNNAGANTCAGTTTCCTAACCTAGTAAATGCTGTTGGTAAACAACTTCTTCTAAACACTTTACTTACTACATCTGGTACATACACTACAGTAGGTCCATTCTTAGGTCTTATTTCAGGTGCATCACCTACATTTGCAGCATCAGATACAATGACATCACATGCTGGTTGGACAGAATTTACTGCTTATACAGTAACTGGTTCAGCAGTGCGTGGTACAGCAGTATTTGGTACAGCTACATCAACAGGTACTTCACCTTCTAACGTTACTACATCAACAGCAACTGCAATCACATATACCATCACAGGTTCTGGTGGTACAGTAGGTGGTTGTTTCTTAACTACTGGTTCTGGTGCTACAAGTACTTTAGGCAATACGGGTGGTACATTATATTCAGCTGGTGCTTTCTCTGTAGCTAAAGTTACAACTGCTGGTGATACTGTT